GTTCTCTGGAATTGAAAAAGAGCGGGGAACATCTCCCCACTCTATCTCCATACCGTATGTAAAATCACTTTTGTTGTACATTCTGTAGATCCTTGTTTCCTGTTTTAACAAGTTGCATTTTCATAGTCAAAGCAGAATCAAACGTGATATATGTATCCATTGGGATTTCCATATTTGGAAAATACAGTTCAGCACGGTTGGCAATATCTGCTGTAGAAGTAATTATACTACCATTTGACAAAGTAGTCAAATATAATGGTCGCTTACCATTACGATAAACTGTCAACTCTTTTGGAGAAGCTGTAAGTGTACATACAGCCATTGACATATTGTTGAACTCATCAAGAGGGTCGTTAGAGTGAAGGACTAACTCAGAATCATTCTTAGTTGTGCAATCATAACCATACAACTCTTTCCAATGTTCTGGAAGCTCTTGAGTGATAACACCATTATGAACAATTGATTTTTGAGTAGTAGCCATAGGCTGATTGTACTCCAAATCAGAAGTAGAATAACGACAGTGACCGATTAGGTATAAGTTACCATCCTCGTTGATAAACTCTTTGAAGTTATCATTATGCATATGCTTCTCAACAAACTTATCCGCTGGGATAGCTTCTTTAATGGTAACAATCTCATCAGTCCATCTAGGTAAGAATGACATACCTGTTGCGTGCATCCCACGAATCTTAGACTCGACGAACACACGCTTCAGGGCTTCAAAATCCTTCAGAGAAGGATTCTTAATAACTGCTCCAATTACGGCACACATTACGCAAAGAACTCATCAAGCGAAGATGCGTTAGCTTCTGGGTGCATCTTGATTGTTTCAGCTTCACCAACTTCTTTCTTACAGAAGTCATACCACTCCTGGCTTTCCCACATACCAGCGTAAACACCGTTGAAGCGTGGACGATAGTGAGGGTTGTTCACATCGTTCTTGCAGTGGTCAACGAACTTACGACGAGCATTTTCATACTCCATAGAACCAAGGGTCAACATTCCTTCGTGGAAGAAGGCGATGATTGAGATACGTTCTGCGTTCGGGTCGTCAAGGATGAGTTCAGTATTGCCATGCAAACCAGCCATGTTATTAACAAAGAGTAAGTCTCCAGGACGGATGTTAACTGCATACCCAATTTCGGGGAACACAAGATAAGCACCTCTATAATTATCAGAGTTGCTAAAAACACAGATATTAGCAAATCCATCGTCCATGTTAGCAGGGTCATAGTGTGCAGCAGTTCTAAAGTTACGGTTAACAGTGATTGTAGAGAACGGAGTGTTCGGCACTAGGAAGCGTGGGTCGATCTTATCGGCTGCAGCTTTCTGGTTACCATAACGCCATGGCAGCAACTCAGCGAATGCCTTAGACAGATGCTGAAGGTATGGGTAAGACTTCTTGAACTTATCGAATTGCTTCTCAGTATAAGAAGTTGCGCGACCATAAGGGATACGTGGATAACGGTCATACCAACCAGCAATACCAGAGTTCACTGGGTTTGCGTAAGTAGTCTTAGAGATTAAGTTGTTTTCAACCCATGTTGCATCTTCTGATGCTTCAGCTGCAGGTTTACGACGAGTAGTTTCAACCCAGTCATCAAATTGGAAACCAGCATCATCAACGCTGTCGCGGAGCCAAACTTGAGCACGGTTAGATGCTTGGTCGCGATTTTCTGCATATTTAGTTTGGATGACTTCAATTGGGTCTTCACCTAGCAAGTTACCAGCACCCTTCTTAAAGGCTTCAATGATGTCCCATTGGTAAGCAGTAACCCAATCACGACCTTGTAGTTTCTCGCCACGTGGACCAGCAGCAGTACCACGGTTCTGAGTTTCAGTAGCAGCATCACGAAGTCCTTCGTATGCAGACTTAGTCATCTCATCACTGAAGTAATTCTTACGGAACTTGAAAACGATATTGCGTTCATCAAGACCTTTCTCGCAACCGCTGCATTGCTTATTACAATCTGGGTCAGACAAATCAGTTGCGCACTTGGCAGGCAAGTACAAATCCATATCAGACTCAACCAGTGTATGGTAGTGACGTTCATCCAACCAAGTACCAACTAGGTCTGGACGAGGCACAACCTCTGGCGCTTCTAATACAACAACTTTCACATTTCTACCAGCATCAATACTCATTTCATTTCTCCTTAAAACTTAAATCCGCTAAAATTCTCTGACTGCATTCTCGAACCAAAACCACTCTTATCAAAGAGAGGCTTGTCATCTTTTGCATGACCTGAGTCAGCCAGTCCTTCTTGGGCAGATGCTTCGACATCATATAATTTCATCTTTGCTCTATCAATACCAACAACAAATCGTTTATAATAATTTGGGTCATTGTAACGGTTCTTCAACTGTTTAACAATAATCTGATTCAGGTTCTCAAGTTCTTCACTAGAAACCAAGGCAAACATAAAGTCAGCCGTCGCTGGCAAACCAAACGACTCAGAAGTATCTTCCAATCCTGGGTCAGAATTAGCATACCCCGAACGAGTAGTTTGTGTAGCCGAAACGATCGGAACATTATACTCAACAGCCAAACCACGAAGCTCTTCCGCGATAGCTTTCACAAACGTGTAAGAGTTTACGTTCGCTCCAGCTTTCATCCTCTGAGAGGAACAAATATTTAGATAATCAATAAAAACGATATCTGGAGTAAATTCACGTTTGAGTTTCAGTTCTTCTAGAAGGGCACGGAAGTGACCAGCGTGAGCAGAAGCAGTTGGGTATTCTTTGACGATTAGTTTGCCTTGGGTTTTCTTCTTCAGCTTGTCAATACGACTTTCGAAGATATCTTTGTCGACGACCTTGAGCTCATCCATGGTCAAGTTCAGCAAGTTGGCATCAATACGTTCAGCGATACGCTCTTCAGACATTTCCATAGTAATGTAAAGAACGTTACGACCAGCAGTTAGTGCGCCAGCTGCAACGTGACACATGAACAGAGACTTACCAACACCAGTACCAGCCAAGGCAATGTTCAAAGTCTTACGACTCAGACCACCTTTGGTAATCTTGTTGAACATATCCAAGTCGAATGGAATCTTTTCTTCAACACGGTGATAGAAGTCATAGCGGTCAGCGAAGTCATCGAGGTAATCGTGACCAACGTGACTATCAAAAGACACAGCCAATGCGTCAGACAAAAGATGAGGGATAGCGTCTTGACCCATGGTTGGGTCTTTACCTTCAAAGATCTTGATAGAGTTCATGATGGCAAGATACACTGCTCGGTCTTTACAGAACTTCTCAGTGCTTTCCATCAACCAGTCTTCATTCACTGGAGAGTTTTCAAGCGTCTTAATGTATTCGCCAATCTCGCCAACTTCTTTGTCGGTTACACCCTTTGCGTTGCTAACCTCAATGGCTAGAATCTCAGGTGTAAGTGGCTTATTGTATTTGTTGAAGAACTCAACAATCTCTTGAATAATTACAGATTCTTTGCGGTCGCCAAAATACTCACGTTTTAAAAATGGAATTACTTTACGGCAATAGTGTTCATTATGAATCAGATGGGTCAATATCTGTTGTTCGATTCTCATCAATTCCGCCTGTATATACTACGTTATTCTTTAATAGATTCTCTTCAAGTAGGTCGATTAGAATATCACCAATGTGATTTCTAAACTTACTTGGGTCAAGTTGACCAACTGGGTTCTCTTGAATATCATATTCAAATTGAACACGCAGTAGGTCTTCTTCTTCAAGCAGTCGAACTCTACCGTAAGTATAAATTATACCTGAATATTCGTTGGAAGTCAAGCGAATTAACTGATTTCCTTCAACGTCTTCATCCAAGAGTTCGTACTGCTTAATCATTCTTCGTGATCCAATGCTGCAAGTTCAGCGTCGATAGACTCATCGCTTACCATCTCAACCGTTCCAACTGAATACTTGTTCTTGACAAAGTCATAGAACGATTTAGTTTGTAAAACTGGCACCCAGAACTCTTTGGTATCGGTATCTTTCAAACGATACTTCTTGTCCTCAACTTCGCCAGTCTCAAGGTTTACTTTTGAATACCAACCATTGCTAGGCTTGATAACATGTCCGGACTCAATTGCAAGATCAAGTAGACCGCTCCACTTGCTAATACCGCCATCGAAAGATACGGAAACAGGGATTTTAGATTTTTCTTTAACATGACGAGATTTCTCAACGTTGATAATAAAATTGTAACCAACAACTTCAGTACCTTCTTTTTCTTGCTGACGCCCTAAGATGTAGATGTTATCAGCAGAGTAATATGAACCAGTACCACCACCAACAATAGCTTTGGGGAACATACCGATTTCCATGTAGGTATGGTTAACAACTACCATTGGAATGTCTTTCAAAGTCAGGTGAGGTGTTACCATACGGAACAATGACTTCAACTGCTTAGCACGGGACATATCCGCAACAGACTTACCATCCAACGCATCTTCAACTTCTTTCTTAGAAGCCAAGTTACCGATAGAGTCAATAACAATCATAACGCGATCGCCACGTTCGATGTTTTGAAGTTGCTGCATAACGTCAAACTTCAATTGCTCAATATCAGTGATTGGAGTATGAACAACTTTCTCAGTATCAATACCGAAGGCATCGAAGTAAGATTGTGGTGTACCAAACTCAGAGTCATAGAACAATATAACTGAATCTTTATACTTGTCCTGATACGCTTTAGCCATTAACAAGCTGAACGCTGTTTTAAAGTGCTTAGATGGACCAGCCCACATAGTTAGTCCAGGTGTTAATCCACCGTCAAAGCGACCAGATAAAGCCACGTTGATAACTGGGATAGACGTTGGGATCATATCCTTCTTGGTGAAGAATTTAGAACCCGCAAGGATAGAGGTATCCTTGATTGTGGAGTTCTTTTTGATTTTGTCAAGTAAGCTCATTATTCACCTTTCACGAATTTAATTAATTCGGCTTCCATCATCATACCGCTACGAGTGCGGATAACAGTACCATCATCTTCAACTAGCGCAAGCATAGGTACTCCACGTACATTATACTTTCTTGCTAGTTCCATATTTTCGTCAATGTCGACATTGTCAACTTCAACGCCAAGGTCTACACCTTCCATGACCTTGCTTAACATCTTACATGGTTGGCACCATGTAGCGTGGAATTTTAATAGTTTCATATATGTCCTTTGTGTCTTATCCGAAGAAGTCTTCAAGGGATGCTGTTTCCTCAGCACGCCAGTTCAACGGTTCAATAATTGTCTTTAGTGGTTCTACAAATGTCTTGTCAAATTGTGTGTCGTAGTCTATGAAAGAATCCAACTTGAACTCTTTTGGAAGTTCTTGCAGGAAGGCAATGACGTTTTCGTGGAATGGGTTTGGAGTTCTTAGATAAATGAATTTAATCTTGTCACCCTCACGAATCAATGGATATTTCTTGTCAATACCAAATTTCTTAACGTAGTGATTATATAGTAGTGCTGCACGGACAGCAATCGGGCAACCCTTCTGATAGATCGGAGAACCAGCATACTGTTTCAAACCTGACACACCACGAGGGAATGCGATAGCTTCAACAGGATATGTCAAGAACTCGTTCTTGTAATCGGCGATATACTTCTGTACAACCTTCTCGCTGCCATCTAGAATAACGTTGATGGACTTCTTCAATTCTTTACGAATGACGGCTGGTGTAGAAGAACGAACCATCGCCAGACCAAGAACCTTTTGCTTTGGAGTTGCATACTGAACACCTTCAGAGTTATGCACGTTAAGCACATAGTTCTTCTTGGCAATCCAAATACCTTTGTCAGCCAAAACTTCACGCTTCATAATCATCTTCTGAGAATAAGCATTCATGTATTCGGCAAGTTTCTGATAAGTCGTATCAATGAACGGTTGGAAGATTTCTTCGCAAATCTTATCCATGTACTTGATCTTACCATCGGTATCTTTATCACCAGCGAAGTGTTCAACCAATTCTTCCAATGTCAAATAGATTGAGTCAGTATCAATAGCGATAACGAAGTCTTTATCTTCGGTCTTCAGGATCTTGTTCAGGTATCGGTTGAACTCGTTGGCCATCCACTGAATAGACAGCTGACCTGAAGTTGTAATACCCTCAGCCATGCGAATATCAAAGTATCGGAAATACTGGTTACCCATAGCACCATAAGCAGAGTTCAAAGCAATCTTCATAGCCATTTGAAGGTTATTCAGTCGACTGATTTCTTTACGCAGGTCGTTATTACCTTTATCGTGTTCGTACTTCTGCTGAACAGCAAGCATCTGCTTCTTGAACTTTGAACGGTTAGCATACATCTGTTCCATCAACTCAGGCATAAACCCTTTGATGTCTTTACGATAGCACCAGCCGTTGGCAGTTACGGTCATATCACGTTTGTGTGCATGTGATGTGTCAATCTCTTTAGCCAACAGTTTATCAACCGTGACTGAAAGTTTCTCGTGAGTCAATGTCTCAGGGGAGATATTGTATTGCATTATCAAGTGAGGATACAGCGAGTTCAAGTCAAAAGACACAACCCACTTATGCAAACCAACCTGAACGTCTTTAACGAAAGCACCCTCGAACTGTTCGGACTTACCGCTATGTTCTTTCATAGGGATAACGATGTTCTTCTGACGCAGGTGGTTGTAGATGATCGCGTCCCACATACGAACCTGAGAGTAAACATCTTCGTAATTGATCTTGGCTTGGTACGCCATGGTCAAGTGAAGTTCGATTAGACGCATCTTATCTTCTAGCTTGTCAACCAACTCAACGTCATGAATGTTGTATTCCACGAACTGTTGCCAGTGGTTAGTATAGAAGTCACGGAAAGTATCACCAGGATTCTCTTTCTTCTTGTCGCCTAGTTCCTGCTCTGCAATGTAATCCAGTCGGTAGGACTCTTGCTTGGAGTAAGTGTACTTTTTGTACAACTCGAGATAGTCAAGCTGAGCAATACCAGAAATATCATAGTGGATTTCTTCATTACCTTTGATGAATGTTTTGCGTTCAGTAATCATACCCCATGGTGAAATCTTCT